AATCGCACCGCCGATCTTCAGGTTATGAGCCTGACGAGATACTACTTCTCCACTCTGCGATAATGGTCCGTGTGACACGATTTGAACATGCGACCACCTGGTCCCAAACCAGGAGCTCTACCAGGCTGAGCTACACACGGAAAAAACTGGTGCCCTAGGTCGGACTCGAACCGACACGCCTTTCGGCAACGGCTTCTAAAACCGTCAAGTCTACCAATTTCATCACCAGGGCAATACTTTACTTATACTTTGCGTGGGGTGTCGTACGAGAATCGAACTCGTGATAGCGGAATCACAACCCGCGGTTTTGCCACTAAACTAACGTCACCATTTAATTATTAATAGTTATTTGACTATTACAAATGTTGTAAAACACCAATTGGCATTGGCGATGTATACTTCTGAAAATCCAATGCTTTGGAATTTTTTAGTATACCAATCTACAGATTCTGGAAACATGACTCCTACCAAGGAATCTGCTTTTTCTTTGATTTCTTTTCTGCTGACACCATGTTTGAATTTGTATTCATGATACTGCTCTAGTGCCAAACCTGAATTTTCTGTCTTTTCTGACAATATCAAAAAAGCACCAGGCAACATTGCATTATATACACTTGTCAAATAAGATTCTTTATCTTGTATAAAATGCAAAGTCCAATTACACAATACTGCTGAAAATTTTACCGCAGTGTCAGGAAACTCACTAGTGCAATAATATGTGGCATAGTTGGGCGGGCATTTTGCCAGCATGTCTTGACTATTATCCACTGCATGTATATTAGCGAAACCAGCAGAGTGTAATCTGTTAACAGTCTCACCAATGGCACACCCAATTTCCAATATGGGATCAGAGTGTTGTAACTTTTGTTTACAAAAATCAACTGACAACTCTAACACACGATCGTAATCGGGTATATGTTGCCTTGCATGTTGATTAAACAACTCTGCTATGGTGTTGTTGAATTTCCATTCCATATGATTACATTTTCTTGAGTTAAATCCTGGCTGATCGGTTGAGGAAAGAATTTTGCCATATATCTATTATGATTTTTAATATCATAGTAATACGGTAATTCTGTTTCTGCTTGACTGTATAAACTATCATCATATCCAAAATTATTTTGTTTCATCAACAAGATCAATGCAGATAAACTTACAATACTTGCAGTAATACGTATGCTGCCTTTTTCAGACACACCTTGCATACGAATACGTTCGCTAGGTTGTATAATACTTAAAGTTTTGCTCACTGCCGATCTTTGTTCATCTGTGGCATTGGGAAATAATCTCCGATACCCATTGAATGGATGTACTGTGTCAATGATAATTGTTTCTTTGGCTAATCCAGCTATTTTGCGTACAAAATCAAAACTATCAAATACTGCATACAGCATGCCACTGGCAATTACAATGTCAAAATGTTGATCGCTTGTGTAATCAGCAAAACTTGATTGGACAATATTGTATTGCCCAGGATCATAATACTTTTTGAATAGTTGTTCGCTGGGCAATGAATAACGTTCTAGTTGTTCTATCCCAGTGTAATGGCGAGCACCATTTGCCAAACACCATGCACCGGTTGCTCCCATACAGCTACCTATATCCAGTACTGTTTTATCTTTAATCAAATCTGGCGGCAACATAACACGATGCCTATTGAACATAAATTCTGGATTTATGTTGTAACTAAGACTTGGCCCAGATTTGCCTGGACTAGGTACTATTACTTTCCTACCTATTCTATCATCAGTTAAAACCCAATCTGGTTGTGTTTCAAAAATGTTTATCATAATCTATTTATAGAACAATTTTATTAGAAATTATTTAATATACCATATAGAAACACACTCGGCCACGCTCTGAACCTGGACTCTTAGTAATGTGTTTTTATGTGGTGGACGCCTAGATACTATCAACGCCCTGGGATTGTTAGCTACCACAGGACCGAGCCTGAACAATCTCTTTACTAAACTTGGTGGATGAGGTTGGACTTGAACCAACAATGCCATTACGACGGAAGATTTACAGTCTCCTGGGGTTACCAATTTTCCTACACATCCATAACTAACTTGGTACATCGTACGAGATTCGAACTCGTGTACCCGCCGTGAAAGGGCGGTGTCCTAGGCCTCTAGACGAACGATGCATATTTGGCGCTCTACAGGATTCTCACCTGCTCACTGAAGACCCCTATAGCGGGGTTTTTATCTCTCTACTGCCATGAGTTGCGAACTCACCGTAGAACCCGAGTTGCGAACTCGGCGTGGAAATATCAGAGCATAAACTTGGCGGTCCCAAGGAGAATCGAACTCCTATCAACGGCGTGACAAGCCGCTATACTAACCATTATACTATGAGACCAAAACTATATTAAAATATACTACAGGAATACATGTATTGTATTTAAAGACATCTCTTCTCTTACGCAACACACACATTACAGTCAGAATAGTCCACCTCGCCGCGATCTTTTTCGCGTTTCCCTTTGCTTGTTACGGCCTAGGTATACGTGCATTGTAACTGTACAACCCTGTGATGTCTCACATATTATGGACGAAACCGGACGTCGATAGCTGTACAGTACCTAGTGGTCTGATAACCTGCAGTACATTTTAATATAGTATGTGGGCATCGAGTGCTTTTGTTTAATAGTAAGGGCATCTCCCTTACTACCCACAATACTATATTAAATTTAACTTTTTAAAGAACAAGTGTTAATTTCTTAACATGTATGTATTGTAGCACTAGTTGAATTAAGTGCCAAATACGGTGTTGTTTTTATGCAACTGTATCTTAAAGCATATTGGTGTCATACACATATTCAATATGTGTATTGCCCCGTCAAGGTTTATCAATCCTCCGGCTTTGTTTCGTCCAATATGCTTTAAGATACAGAGTGTTGCCACTCTGCAGATAGGATCGTGTCCTACCCAGGAGTCTTAGTAACTGGTTACCGCCCAGCTTTCATGTATCCTGACCGTCCGTTCGTGCTTTTTTAAGTGAGCACAGGACCTCGTTCCCTGTAACACTTTAGTATTAACGTTTGTGCGTATCTAACTTTCTAGCCATTTCAGCCAAGGCTCGTAGATGAGCTTCTGCACGTTGTACCTTATCTTCCATCAACTTCATTCTCTGCTCTGGTGTTAAAATCAAACCAGGAACAAATTGTTGATGAGTTTGCTTTTGTTCTAACATCATTGCTTCCTTAAAGTAAAAAGCCCCGGAGTTTTTAGTTCCAGGGCCTTAGTTAATATACTTGTGTGAAATATGTTAACTGAGACCCCCAACTGGTTCACGGTCACTATTAATCTGTGCATCAAACATAGACCAATAGGCTGACCCGCCTAAGGCTAGCGTTTGGGGTTTGCATGAATGATTAATAGTGTGCGTCATAATAAATCTATTGTAGTTTATTTATCATTGAGTGTCAATAGTGTTTGGTTAAATGACTTCGTATTCGTCTTTACCGCAACCACATTCGGGACACAAAAAGTCCTCGGCTAGATCTTCCCATTTGCCTTCTAAGATTTCATCGTGGACATGTCCACAAACTACGCATACGTGATCCATTATAGTGCCTCCAATTTTGCTTGATATGCTTCAGCATGACGCTTTTCAATTTTGGCCAATGCTGCAAAACGCTTTTCTGCTTTGGCTAGAATAGCCGCAAATTGTTCTGCGTGCTCTTTGCTTTCGGCGATTTGCTCGGCGGCTTCGTAAGCCGCTGCAGTATTGCCTTCATCTTCAGCTTGTGCTTTGAATTCAGGATACATTGTAGTGAATTCATAAACTTCGCCTTCAATGGCTTTTTGCAAACATTCAGCAGTACTGGGCTTGCCAATCAGCAATTCTAAATGCCCCCAAGCGTGTAACAACTCTTGATTAGCAGTATGCTCAAAATGTTGTGCAATATCTTCGTGACCCTCTTCTCGGGCAATTTTTGCAAAATAACGGTATTTTGTGTGAGCCTGTGACTCGCCAGCAAATGCCGCTTCTAAGTTTTTAATAGTAATGCTCATTGTTTTTCCTTTATTTGATTAAGTATCTCAGTGTTTCTACTGATATATTTATTATTTTAACGCAGGATCCACGGTTTTGTCAATGGTTTTCAACTCTTCTTCCGTGGCAAATCTACCAGGGGTAGTTGAATGCCAACTGCTAAACCATCCCAATGGTTTCCAAAAACGATGTAGAATATTATTGATTAACACAATAAGAACCACTGATACAAGAATTGCTAACCCAGTCAAAATACTTCCAGCTAAAATGTTTGCGGCATTATCGATATCCATTTTGATTCCTTGAAAAAGTTGTTTGGTGCGCTGAGAGGGATTTGAACCCACGACCAAGGGATTATGAGTCCCCTGCTCTGAACCGCTGAGCTATCAGCGCAAGTTTTATATTATACTAGAAGTTGAATACTTTGTCAACGACGTTGACGCGGTGTGTCCGCTACGCCACGCTTTTCTCGGGCTTTTTCTGCGGCTTTTGGACGAAGTCCACTGGTTGATTTACCACTGGCTATATCTGCTATCTTTTGATCAGTTTTCTTGTCTAACTCTTTCCAATCTGCACGTTCGACCTGTGTCAGTTCGGTAAGCAGATCGCCTTTTTCGATATAGTTTCTAACATACTTGCCATCCTTCTTGTTCTCAAACTTGGATCGAATGGTAATCAATATTCGCTTGCTATTATGCACATCATGAATAATCACTTCGGGACGTGCTTTAGATTCTACATAAGTGGCAGTGATATCAATGTTGCGTAGTTTTTCCGCTAACTTGTTAAAACGTAGGATTTTAAATCCGCCTTTGTCAAACTGTACCAATTCTACATTGTCATCGCCCAAGGTAGCAAAGTATGTAACTGCATGAGCAATTTTATCAACAAATTCAGCTTCATCGTCGGGGCTGGCACGTTTAAGTTGTGCAGCCAATTTATCAGCAACAGATCTATACATGTACTCGATTGCGTGCTCTTGCCCTTCACCATGTGCTTGCTCAAACTTTTGAGCAAATGGCTTTACATCAATGCCAAAATGTTCCCATAGGGCAATCATGGATTCGATGTCACTACCGCCAACTTGACCAAACTGTTTAACTGGCCCTGCTTTTAAACTGGCATTCAATCGTAACTTACGCATGTTGCCTTGTGCATCACGTACTGCTACCCAAACATCAACCTTGCTGGTTTTTTCGTTTAAGGAGCCGTCGGCAATAACAGCAATGTGATCTTGTTTGCCATTTAGGTAAAAATACTTACTGTAACGTTCAGCCATTGAACTGTTGACATAGGCCACTGCACTATTGAATTCATTCTTTAGTGCTTCACGTTTGTCAGGATCCATTAGGTCTTTATAAGGTCCTGTTTTGAGCGACAGTTTGAATGTCACTAAATCAGCGTGTCGGTTATCTGAATCTTTTACTTCAACTTGATATAGGTCTTCGCCAACATTTTTTAATTTTGATAGCACAGAGGAAACGTCTGCAGGGGTGATCATTCCGATGTCTTCGTTACCTTCACGCTTGGTAAATTTAGCAAACATAGCTGCACCCAGAATACCTTCAGCAATTTCTCCGCGATTAGCCAATTTGTCTGCATGAATAAATGAACTGTTTAGTCCTGAGGCACCACCGTGATAAGTCCAAATCTGCCCATCTTCATCGTGAAAAGCCCAGTGATGAGCTCCTGCCGTGGGATTGCCAATGGATGCGGCCCATCGAGTAGGATCGTTGGCTTCTTCCCAATCCATTCTGGTCATGGGACCTTCTACATTAATACCTTGTGCAGACAATTGTGCAGCTAGTGCTTGCCCATTTTGACTACCGCTGAGTAAGAACGGTGTGCCCACTGGGTAATTGTCAACCGTTGCTTCGTTTAGGATGTTTATTAAATCACGCATTTTGTATTTAGTTGCTGATCTTATATAAGTTCTTATCAAACCAACATACAACTAAATCTTCCAACCGTGCATAGCCGTATTTGTTTAGACTATCCTTTAGACTATCATTAATTAAGTTACGATCTGCTAAATCATGCCAACTTGCGTGGTTGGGCAAGGGATCGTGTTCGCTAGCATAAACGCCAGCATATAGCCAAGGGCTATTTTCTTTGCGGTAAAAGTAAGCATCTCTACAGTCAAATCCCGATATAGCCAACATATACATCAAATTCAGTATGTTATAGCTGTAGTACTGCTGACTATGATTTGTTACTACTAACCGATTATTGTACATATATGTAGTCTGCGGTATACTCAATATCAACATACCATTTACATTTAATGTTTGTTTCCACAGAGCTAGGCACTTAAAAGGATCACGTGCATATTGAAAAGTATCATGACTCCAAATCAAATCAACTCGACGTCCAATAGGAACTTCTTCAAAGTTAACTTTAACAGGAACAATATTGGGACTACCGGCTAAAATCTCTGGCTCAATTTGATCTACTTTTTGATCTACTGCATAAACTTTGTAGTTGTGGGGCAGTGGTGGATCATCTCTTGTATACAAGTTGGCCCACCATTCTGCATCCATACCTGCACCACAACCCATGTCAGCAATAGAACTTAAGTTATCCAAGAAACTGTCATACCCATATAATATGTTGAGTACTTCTAAACTGTGTTGATGACTATCGTATGCATTTTTAAACAGTGCCATTGGTAAGTATTTCCATTATTAGTTTTTCTTTTAGTCGAGCCAATCTTGGTTCAAGTTGATAACAGGCTTCGGCTATTTCTAAATCTGTTCCCCAGGCACGTTGTGTAGCAAGATGACTTGCCCATTTGCCCACTGCATCTTTTTCTAGTTGAATATCAACTGCATCATGTCTAGGTTTGGCCTGACAACACAGATCATATTCTTTCAACAGTTCTTCTGCACGGTACTGCCAAGGTCTCATACTACAATGTCCTCCATACCAGCAGTACGCAAACGCACCACGTGTCCCAACATATAGTTTTTACTTTCTAAGCCTTTCATTACCCCGAGCCATTTGTTGCGTAACAACGCTACTTCATTGATAATGGTTTCCATATCAATTACTTCGTCTTCGGCTTCAGCATACTTTTCAGCATCTCTACTGGTCAGAGCACGTTGGTATGCTTCGAGATATTTTTTGTAATGCCGTTGACGAATCTTACGCAACTGTATATTTAAAAATTCCAATATGGCTTCAATTTCTTGTAGTTGATTAAAACGTTGTTCAGTCACACCCGGCAGATTACTCAATGCACGTTCAACATTGCCAACGATTTTTAATTCGGTTTTTGCAACTGTTAATTCTGCTTCATAGTAATCAATAAAACCAGGAATTTCACCTAAGTTTGAAACTACACGGTTATACCACATAAATTAATCTTCGTAGTCAGTATCTTCATCATCGTCGTGGTCAACGGAGTATTCTTTAAGGGCTTTTTTCAG